GGTTGTCAGCGATTGGCGGAGTGCCGTTGGGGGGTGAGAACGCAGGGGGGCGGGCGACACGATCCAGCCGCACCACGATCCCCGCCGACTCTGTCACCAGGTGTTGCCCCACGAAGGTGAGGTGGCAGTCTCCAAGAACAGACTCTGTTGAGAGGCGGAGTTGTTGCTCGTGGCGCCGTGATTGCAGGACAACGCCTTTGGGGGGTTCCCGAGTCGGTGGTGTTCGTGGTGTGGTGGTTCTTTGTCTCGCGAACGAGACGATCGCTGCTCCTCGCGTTGATCGCCGTTCGTTGCCAGCCCTCCCCTGTTGTTGGTTCTCGCTCCGCGGGATAGTGACTCGGTCTTATAATGCTTTCTTGACCGTTGCCCAGAAGCCTTGTGTCGCGTTCGTCGCGGCGACGGTCTGCGGCTCGAAGGCTTGCTTTATCGCGTTCGCCGCGCCAAGGAGGAACGCGCCGCCCGCGGTGATGGCTACCCACCGCCAGTCGAACATGACGGGTGTGCTCGCGAGTGCTGCTCCTGCGGCGATGATGCCGCCGATCACGGCCTTGATGGTTACTTCCTTCCAGTCCATGGTTCTTACCTCCGTATGGTTGCTTGGTCGCTCGCCTCGTGGATCTCCACCGCCTTCTCCTTCTCGGTTTGGTTCGGGCTGAGCGTCGCGATCATGAACGTGAGGAGTCCTATCAGGAACACGAGTTTTGGGACGATGAGCCACGGTGGGGTGACGAGTTGTTCTTGGAGTGGGCGGTGGAACGTCGTGGCTATCGTTGTGACCGCGAAGAACGCGCTGTCGATTGTGATGGCGAGCATGAGCACCCACACGCTCTTTATCATCGGGCTTCGCTTCATCTTGCGGTACGCGTGGTAGTACATGATGGCGAGTGCTCCCGCGAGGATGGTGAGGAGTGAGTAGATGATGTCCGTCACCAAGAACCCGAACGTGTAGGGGTGTGCCATCGTTCAGGGTGCTCCCGGCAGGAACTTGAGCACCTCCTTGTACCCCAGGATGAGGAACACTACCGCGAGGAGCACGAGGATGAGCCACCAGTACTTCTTGGTCATATCGTCGAGCTTGAGCAGAATGTTCTTGTGTTCTTGGTTCGTCTGTTCCTGGTGGAGGATGTTCCTGTCGTTGAGCGTTCGTAGGTTCTCGTTCATGTGCTCGAGACTGACTTGCATCGTGCGAGCGGCTTGTGTCATCTCGCCGAGGGCTTGCGCGAGCTGCAGCTCGTGATCAGAGGGTCGTGCTCGGGGGGTCATGCTATCTCCACCGCCCACGCCTCCATGAAGTGCTTTTGTAGGTCGGCGTAGCTGACCCACCCGTACCCGCGCATCCCCCAACGATCGCCCCAACTGTTCGCGAACAGGACGGCTCCTTTCGTGCCGTTCGGGTTCTGGTAGTCCTCGTCGTACCCGACGGCGCAGAGCGCGTGACCGCCCGCAGGCGACCCGGTGAACACGCTGTTCCCATCGTAGCCCACCTTGTAGACGAAGTCCTGCGTGACCTTGATGCCGAACACGACAGGGTCTTTTTGGCTGAGCGCGGTCTTGATGTCAGGCACGCCGAAGCACCGGCGGTACGCCTTGATCTTGAACCACCGCGCGAAGCTGTACGCGAACGATCCGGGCTTGTCGTTGTACCGCGTGTACACGTAAGGCCAGAGCTTCTCAGGGCTGATGCCGACGTCCGCGGCTGCTTTCGCGCCGTCCCGCAGGTACTGCCCGCTGTCCTTGGGGAACGAGTTCATGTACTCGGGTTGTCGCACCACGTAGTAGTGGAAGAGCTCGCTGAGCGGGACGACCTTGTCCTTGCCCCTGTTCGCCGCCACGACAGTCTCCATGGCGGTCGCGAACGCGTGGCTCCCGCACGATCCGATGCTCCCTTGGTTCTTGATGGGCGGGCAGAACTCTCGCAGGTCGACTTTCCTCGGTAGCTCGTCAGCGTGGACGGGGAGTATCGCGTAGAGGAGGTCGCGATCGTCTTGCGGGCTGGGTCGTAGGTTGAGCTTGTACGTCGCCCGTCCCGGCTTGCGCTCGGCGCGTCGTAGTCGTCGTAGTATCGCGCGCAGGAGCTCACGAATCATAACGTCACAACTCCAGGACTTGGATGATGGCTGCCTTGAGCTCTGCCACCGTCTTCGCGTCGTCTATCAGTGCTCGCTTCGCTGCGCGCGCCGCCTTGGTCGGGTTCGGTACTTCTCCTCTCGGTCGATCCTTGCTCATTGGTAGTCCCCCCATTATGCTTTGAACAGCTTGATGCAGTACGTCTTGAGGCTCGTCCCGTACGCGGTGGGCGACGTTCCTGGTGTGAGGAGCGCGCGGAACACCGTCGGGTTCCCTGAGAGTCCTGCCGTGCTCGTCTTGGTGTTCTCCGCGAACGGTCCTACCCAGTTCGTACCGTCCCCCACGTAGAACTGCACGTTGTCCCCTGATTGTCGGGTCGTGCGCCCAACGACTTGTACGTGCGTGACCGTCCCCGTGATGGTGGGGAGGCGGTCGTGGTACACGCTGCTCGCGATCGCGCCCAGGCTGTTCTCCACGCCGTTACCATCATTCCACAACCGCTTGGGTGCTCCCGCGCCGATGTCAACAGAGTAGACGCGCACGTCGTCGATGTGCCAGCTCGTCGCTTCGTTACCTCCCAAGAAGCTCCCACCGAGTGTTGCTGTCGCGCTGGCGGGAGTCGTTCCTGTGATGCTGGTGTTCGCGTCAGGGCTACCTTCGTAGCCGTTCACCGCGACAACAGCAGCAGTCCCCGGGAACCGCCCTGTGATGTGGTACCACGTTCCCACGACGGGTGTGGGCAAAGTGAGGAACGAGGTGACGCTTGCGACGCCGCTCTTGGCGCGCTGCGCGTACCACCGCCCCGTTGTGCCATCATACCCGATGATAAACTGTGGCCCGTTGACGGTGTTGTTCCCAACTGAGAAGAACTGTTGGTTCGTCGTCGGCGTTGCTATCGGCTTGACCCACGCGCTGAACGTCGGAGTGCTGTTCACAGTGAACCCTGTGTACGCGACGCTGAAGACGTTCCCGCTACTGTAGGGTCCTCTCGCGCCACCCAGCTTGCCTGTCTGCGCGGCAACCGTGCCCGAGAGCGTCAGGTTCCCGATGCCACCCGCGACCGCAGTGATCGCGTTACCGCTCGCTTCGTCCAGCTTGTAGTGGTTCAGTATGCTCGGGACGTGCCCTGCCCCGTACAGCTTCGTACTGTTGTTATACAGGGACAACCCCGACACCGTGACGATGTCCTCGTAGCTCGCCGCCACGCCACCGTTGTACATCTTTGACCGATCATACGCTGTCGGGATGGTGTTCCACACCGCGAAGTCGTCAACGTCCATCCCTGCGCTGAGGAGTCCTGAGCTGACTTGTCCAACGTAGAAGTTAGCGTTCGCCCCACCCGTTCCGCGCACACTCGGTGCAACCCCTGATGCTTCGAGAATGTTGTTCAGGTACAACTCGTGCGGTTGTCCCGCGTTCCCGTTCATAACGGCGATGACGTGGTACCACGTAGCGGTACTCAGCACCGTGGTTCCCGTGATGCTGTACGCCGCACTACCCGTGCCGACAGTCCATACGAGTTGCCTGCTCGTGTTGATGCTCAGGTGGACGTCGTTCGCTGCGCCACCAGGGTTGCCTGGGATGCCGAAGATGTTCCTGGTTGCCGCAGGGACGGTGTTGAGTCGGAACCACGCGGAGAACGCCATGGTGGTGGTGACGTTCGGGAAGGACGTGCTGACGTTGCTGCGATCAGAGGTTCCGTCGTCGTATTGTGCTGCCTGTCCTTTCAACCCAGTGATGTACACGACACCTGAGTCGGTAGTAGGAGTGTTGCCGAAAAACACGTCTCGTGCCGTCCCATCCATCTTCATCCACGTCGCGTTCGACACGGACAGCGCAGCCACGGTGTTCTCGTACCCGTCGGCGTCGCTGTACGTGTCGCTGATCATCGTGTCGTGGTCGAACGGCGCGATGCTCGCGTTCGCTTGCAACTCGAGGATTTCTATCTCGTGCTCCGCTACTTCTCGCACGAGCGACGGATCAGTGATGGGTCCTGAGATGCCGCTGTTGTTCTTGAGCTTGAGGGTGTAGCTGTCGCTGCTATCAACGAACAGGCTGTTGTTGCCCGCGGGCGGCGTCGCGACAGGGTTGAGCTGCAAGCTGTCCCCTTGTACTTTGTAGCCGCTCGCCGCGACCACGTTCCCCGTCACGTTCTTGTCTCCTCTCGTTTCTACCATTGAGCATCCCTCCTCAAGCGTTCGTCACCGCGAACGGTATGTTCTGGTGTCGGCGCACCACGAAGTTTCTGACGTAATAAATGTGTCCTGACAACCCGTTCTCCCGCGCCCACCAGCACATATAAAGGTTCGGGGCGAACGCTGCGAAGCGATAACTCGTACCGATCACGGTGGTCATGACGAGCGTGTTGTCCACGAACACGCGTATCGTGTTGCCCGTATCAATGATGCGGACACGGTACCACGTCGCCGCGTCGTACGTGCCGACCCAACTCGTAGCGCCGCTGATGATTGTCGGGGTGGCTCCTGTGCTGCTGTTGTTCTCGATGAACTGTATGTTACCGCCTGTGGGCAGGAATCGTATGAACAACCCGTTCGCGGGCATGGCTACCTGCGTTCCTACTGTGCCGTCGCAGCGACTCCCAAAGTAGCATTGCCCGTTGTTGTGTTGGATGTCGAACTCGTACTCTATCGCCGCCCCATCAACCCACGGCTTGAAGACTTTGTTCGTGCGCACCAAGCCACGATTCCCGCTCGTGCTCCCGGTCTGCATGCGGCCGCCAGTGATGGTGCTCGCGCCGCTCCCAGTCAGGTTCCAACTCGCGATCGTGCTCGTATCCAATGCTGCGTTGTACTCGATGACCATTGGTGCTTACCCGAAGTTGTAGTTCGCGCTCGCGTAGTAGTTCGTCCCGTCGTAGTAGAACGAGATGATGTCTACCGCGCTCGCGGGCGTGCTCAGTACCGCGGCGACGCTTCCTGCCCACTTGACTGTTGCAGGCCACGACGCAGTCTTCCCGCCGCCGCCGTCTTGCGTGAGCTTGAGAAGGAAGTTCCCGGGTCCTGGTGGCGCGGTGAACGCGAACGTGCAGTTCCCCGTCATGGTGACGCGCTGCTTCTGCCCCGCCGTCCAGTCGATCGTCTTGCTCGTCCCGCTGTTCCCGTTGTCGATCTCGCCGTTGTACGTGACGGTCTTCGCGTTCGTGACTGCCGCGTTCGCGTAGTCCCCGCCACCGCCTCCGACGCCTCCAGGCACGCCGCTGTTGTTCTTGAGCTTGAGCTTGTACCCGTCGCTGCTGTCGATGTACAGCGTGTTGTTGTCAGCGGGAGCACCCGCTGTCGGGGTAATCGTGACCGCGTCGGTCGTGATGTTCGTGTCGACGTTGAGTGCTCCGATGATTTTGTGCGGCATGGTGTTCGTTCCTCCTGCTCAGTCTACGGGGTTCGCGCTACCGTAGTACACGACAGGCGCTTGGATGCCTGACGTTGTCGCGTCCGTGCCTCCCGTTCGTATGCGCAAGTAGACGTGGTTGCTACCGTTGATGTGGTCTGCGCTCGTCACGCTGCCCGCGCAGAAGCCCGTGCTCGACGCGTTCAAGTCCCCGCTGAAGCTCGTCAGGATGTCCCAAGCGCCTGTTGTGAAGTTCCACACGTACAAGTCCTGCGTGACGTTCGAGCTCACGTAGTTGCTCGTCCACCGATCGGTTACGAAGATGTACGGCAGCGTGGGCGCGGTCGTCATGGTGAGCCGCGTGACCCCGCTGTCTTGTTGTCCGCCGTGCGCTGGCGCGCCCGCCCAATCAGTGACGGGGTTACCACCACCAGCGATGTACTTTGTGCCGTCGTTCGTGTACGCTTGCGCGGCGGGAGTGCTTGGCGCGTAGAGGACTTGGAAGAGCGTGAACGTCCCGCCGCTGCTGCTCGCGACGACACGGCAGTTCACGGTCTGGTCGACAGCGTTCTTCGCGCACGATAGCGCGCCGAACGACGCGTGACCACCACCGACGCGCCCGATAGTCCAGATGAGTGTGCCGTTCGTGCCGAACGTCGAGTTCGGGCTGGTCGTTCCTGCGATGAATCCAGGGTAGAACGCGATGCTCGCGTTGTACACCTTCTTGACGCTCCACGTCGACTCGTTCGTGCCGCTGTTCCCAACGGTCTTGGGGTACTGTCCTTGATCGCTCGGCGTCGTGTTGTCCGACCACGGGTATCCTGGTAGTCCTCGTACGGTTACCATTGCTTACAACCTCTTGTACTTGACAACAACATCTATCAAGTACCAGTCGCCGTTCGCGGTGTCCGCACCATCGGATGTCTTGCGGTAGAGCTTCCCGCCAATGACGCGGTTCGCGGCGAGGATGCTCGACGGTATCTTGACAGTGCTCGTCGTGTTGAACTTTGCTTGCTCAGCGGTATCGTACACGCTGATAGTCTCTTGCGTCGTGCTCGCGGGAGAGACGGGCGTGAGGTCGCCTGCCGCGCCGATAGCGTTGACTTCCAAGCCGAGCACGATGCTCGCGCTCGTGTTCGCGCTCTGCGTGCTGTGCACGATCTCGAACACAACGTCTTGTGACGGGTCGAGGTCGACAGGCACTTGCCACTCGAAGAACAGGTTCTCTTGCGTGCTCGCGTCGAACGCCGCTGCAGGGTAGTTCCCCACGTACGCTTGTCCTGGCGGGCTTGATAGCACGTTTCCTGCGAAGTCTGCGATCCGGAACCGCCCGAAGCCGCCTTTGATGCTGTCCAACCCGCTCGGCGTGGTCACGTTGTTGCCGAACGTCGTGGATCCTGTGACGCCGAGATCACCACCGAACGAGCTGTTACCGCTCGCGGTCACGCCCCCGCTACCGACGTACACGTTCGCCCATCGGTTGCTGTTGCTGCCGAGGTCGTACGCGTTGTGCAGCGTGGGGATGATGCTGCCCGCGCCGCCGACGCTGTTGAACGTGCTACCACCAACCACGACGACCCGTCCGCTCGTGCTCACGCCGAACGTGACCGTGCACTGGTTGCTGTTGTCGAGCGTCACGAGTAGTGGCTCGACGAGCTGGTTGCTGTTGTCGTACACTTGGACGACGACGTACTGGCTGTTCAGGTTGTGCGGGACGATCACGCTCGTGCTCGAGGTGAACACCATGCTGTACGTACTGCTCGTCCCGAAGGACGGCGTGATGCTCGGGTTCACGCTCGTCACGATCACGTTGCCGCTCGTGCTGATGCTGAACGTGAGCTGTACGTTGTTCGCGTCCGTGATGTCGATAGTGTCAGGGGTGATCTGCTCGCCAAGGCTGTCGTACACCTGCACGATCGGTAGGCTGTCACCGAGGTTGTGGGTCACGGTGATGCTCGTGCCCGTGAACGCTTGCGTGTACCGCCCACCACCATTCCCTACCTCCGGGTCGATGTCCACGAGGAGGGTGGTCGTGCTCGTCGCGATGCCGACCTTGATGGGGACTCCTGGTCGGGTGCTCGTGACTGCGCCCGGCGTGGTTCCGCTCAGGTAGTACGTGCTGCCCGCGGTGAGTCCGGAGAGGAAGTCTATCTCGCCGAAGAGGTACACGTCCCCCGTGCCCCCGCTCACGTTGTTGATGAAGCCCACCACCTTCGCGTTCGATATGGTGTCGGCTTGCGCGGGGACGAAGTTCGTCCCGTTGAACCGTACCGCGTTACCGTTGCTGCAACCGCTCTGTGGCGCGCCGAACAGGACGCTTGCTGCGCCCCCGCCCGCGCCTCCTACAGGGCTGCGCAGGTCCTTGATGTCAGCGTTCAGGATGCTCGTGGCGCCGCTTGGGACGCGCACCCGTGCGATGACGACGTGCGTCTCAGGGTTCCATGTGTCAACGGGCTTGGGGTTCACGGCGGGTGTTCCTGTCGCCACGCTCACCGTGCCTGTCGCGTCAACAAGGATGAGGTCGAAGCGATCGTACGTCGGGTCGCTCGTCGCGATGCCTGGGTTCTGCGGGCTGACTGTCGCGACCGTGTTCCCGATCTTGACTTCTCCCGACGCGACGAGCACGCTCATGTCAGGCACGGTGTTCTCGGTCACCGCCGTACCATTACTCCATCCCGCGTAGTTGTGCATCGCGACGATGTTGAAGTAGTCGTTGTACACCCGTTCCCCGTTGAGCATCTTGATGGTCATGCTTCTCGCCTCACGCTCTCGCAATCGTAACTTCGTACGTCAGTATGACGTTCACTGCCTGTGTTGGATGGTCGTAGTCAATGCTCAGGTGGCTGAACAACACGCCGCCGCTCGCCGCGTTGAGGATGCCGAACTCCTTCCACACGAACAACGCCTCAGTCGTGTCCACGAGGCACGCTGCTTGGAAGACGCTCGCGGGGCTGCTCGTGCTGTCGAACGCCTTGCGGAACGCTTCCGCGCCAAGCGTGGTATCCGTGATGGCGACAGGAGTCGTGCTCGTCCCGATTGCGAAGTGGGAGAGGGCGGGTACGCCGTTTCCCTCCAAGCGGTCCGCGACGAGCGCCAAGCCGTTGTCCGTGATGATGTTGTACTTCTCGTACAGGACAGCGCCCGTCAGGGCGTTCTTGATGGTCAGCTTGCCTTTGAGGAGGAGTTTCATGCTATATCACCGATGCGCTCCCGATCTCGTACGCGCTCACGATGATGCCCGGGTCGGGGTCGAACGTGAGGTTCTCTGACAGGGATAGTCCTTCTGTCGCGAGGTCGTACGATATGGTGTAGTACACGTATGTGCCCGCGGCTTTCGCGCTCTGCACGACGCCTTTCACAGTGTTGATGATGGGCCCGAGGTCGAGGACGGGGAACGTGACGCGGAACTTGAGGGTGGGGATGTCCGTGACGATCACGTCGTCAGGGCTGATGTTGATCGCGCTCGCGACAGCGTTCTTGATGGCGTCTGCTGTGCCGCCGCCGCTGTTCGCGACGAAGTACGACTTGATGCGCGCGCGGAAGAGGTCGTCGCTCTCGCCCACGTTCCGTTGGAGGCGGAACAAGTACCCGATGTCGTCCAGGAACTCTCCTGTTGCTGTCTCCACGCCGACTTGTACGTGGAGCGCGTCGACACCATCATACCCCGTCTTTATCTCTGAAGCGTACCCTGTCATGAGCCCGTAGTTCGTGCTCCCGACTTCCTTGTTGTACGCACCAGGGAGGTACGCGAGGAGTCTCGTCCTGACCTCGTCTATCGTCGCCATCCTACCTCTCCTTCCCCGTCACGGCGTATATAAAAATACCCGTTCATAAGCTCCCCACCGTTATCGTGCCCGCCTTGGCAACCTGGTTGTCAGCGATGGTGACGTCGCCTGACGGCGTGGTGATGCTGCTGTTCAGCACCCCCTCGACGTTCTGTATCGCTTGGTAGAGCTGCGCGAGGTACACGTCGTCCCCTGGTCCGCGGCTGTTCAGGTACGTGGTGATCGCGTCCTCCACGCTGTTCTGTATGCCGCCGAACGTGAACCCGTTCACCGTGTCAGGGCTGACGAGGGCTATCACGTTCACGCTCACCACGCTCGGCTCGCTCCACGTCACGTCCACGCCTGCCGCCTTGACTTCCGCTATCGCGTCGTCGATGGCGTCGCTCACGCTGACGGGGAGTGGTGTCGTGCTGCCCGTCACGAAGAGCTCGACGTGACCGAGCCAGTTGTAGTCGTAATCAACGAGGAACACGGTTGCGTTGTCGGGGTTTGTCCCGCCGATCTGGAAGCGCACCTTGCTTTCGAACAGGACGTAGTCCGTGCCGTTCACGAACGTGTACGGGCTGCCGCCCGCAGTTCCTGTCACGACAAGGTTCACGTTGTCGAGAGCTATCTCGTTGTCGAGCGTGTACTCGTCCGTGAGCGTGTTGTACGTGTGCGGCTCGTTCAGTTGGTTCTTGAGGGGCAGGTCGGAGACGGTCACCGCGACCACGCCGTTCACCGCGAGGACTGCTTGCCTGATGGCTTCCACGGTCGCGTTCCCTGTGGCTTCGCTCGCGAACTGTATGCGCGTTCGCAGGTCGTCATCAGTCTCGAGGTCCGTGCCGCCTGAGAGTGCGTTGTAGTTGTTCACGGTGTCGATGTTCGCGATAACGCTGACCTTGTAGATTATCTTGTTCCTGCTCACGTTGTACGACGCGCCGACGGCTTCCGCGGTGCAAGCGACTTCCTTGCTGAGCGGCTTGTACGTGATGCTCCACGACGTGCTGTCGTCAGGGAGCGTCCCGCCTGTCACCCAACGGATCAGGTCGCCTGTGTACTGCGCGGTGTCCGCGAAGTGCAGGTAGTCTATCAGGAGGTCGCCTGACGTGACGGTGTCCGCAGCGTTCGCCGTGACGATCTTGATGCGCACGTAGTTGATCGCTGCGGGGTTCGGTACTCCTGCGGTAATCACGCTGTTCGCGCCCGGCTCGAACACGAGGGTCTGCCACCCGGTGGTGAGCTCGCTTTGCAGCCACGTCTCGGTGTAGCTGTTGTCGTCGTCACCGCCGCTTCCGAACGTGACTTCGATGCTGCTGATCTTGGAGAGCACCGTGCTGTTCAGGACTTTTATCCAGAACACGAGGTCGCGTTGGAGGCTGTCCGTCGCGCCCGTCTCTACCTTCTCGTACGAGATGTTCGTGCTCGTTGTGGTGAGCTTGGTGAAGCGGAGGCTGCCCGTGCCTTGGCGGTAGTCCACGCTGTCAATGATCGGGACGTACGCGAGCCGCCAGAAGTCGAATCGTTGCTCGTTCCCCGTCTTGGTCACGCTCGCCGTGTCGTACGTGACGCTCAACCCGGTGTAGTCGCAACCCGACAGGGTCGGCGTTCCCGTCTGTCCTGTCGCGTTCGCGCTGTCAAAGCTCAGGAGGTTCCAGCCGTTCGAGAGGTCTGCACGATCGTACGTCTTGTAGTAGTAGTTCGCGT